ATTATATTATAAAATCTTGGGTTTAAATTTTCTGTAAATTTCTTAATAGTTGTACCCTTTCCTGCAGAATCTCGACCTTCAAATGCGATAATAACAGTTTTACCTGTTTTATTTAACCACTCTTGAAGTTTTAAAAGTTCAACTTGTAAATCGTATAATTCTTTTCTGTATATTTTTTTAGGAACAATAGAAGGTTCTTCCACTTCAAACTCATAATCTTCTGATTCTGGTTCAGTACCATATCCACCACGTTCTCTATATTTAAGGGAATTCAAAACTTTACCGAAATACTCCTCAACGTTTTTTTTCTTATCTCCTTTCTTAAGTAATCTTTTACGTAATCCTCTTTCCAATAATCCAAAGTCAATTATTTGATCCTTAGCAAATGATGAGATATCAATTAACATCTTCTCCATCTTATTGTTATAGATCTTTAAAAAGTTTAAAATTTCAACAACCTTTTTTAGGTTTATATTCATTTGATTTTTAGACTCATCTTGTTCGTTAACAAGGCCCATAACACTTTTAATTCTTGTAATATTTTCGTTAAGTATCGACATATTTTTTTAATCTTACTCAAATAAATAGTTGTTTGATTGTATTTATTGATACCAAGATACTATCAGAATGAGTAAAATTTTTCTATTCATTGTGAGCGCAATGCTTTTCGTGTTCCCTCACAATAATTCACGACAAAACCAAGAGATATGGGTGGATGCTGTTACAAACAAAATCCAAATAGGTTCTCTTGCGGGTAATCGAAACTTAGAGTTCGGTGTAAGAAACATCATTGAAGAATTCTTACAAGAAAAAGACTACGATCTTAATCCTGATGCAAAAAATAAACTATCGGTTGAGTTAGTTTATTTGGACGTGCTCAAAACAAAATCTAACGTATCCGTTTTTCACAAAAATCAAGAATCTGTTGTAATCAGACTTAAGGGTACATTAAAAACAGATAATAAAAAAATAAAAGAGGTGATTGTCGAAGAAGAATCATCCGAAATCTCTATGTCCACATTGATTGTGGATAACGGAGGTAAATTCAACCAAACATCGTTAAGCAATGCAATTAAAAAAGCTAGCGATAAGTTGGTTACTAAAATATTCGAAACAAAATAAAGATGAAGAAATTTTTAACATTAGGACTCTTATTAATGTCCTTAACATCGTTTAGTCAAATTAAATTTAAGTTTCCTGATACAAGAGTTCTTACCGATATCGGTGGTGGAGTTATCGATAGAGGAGACCAATTCGACGTTATGGTTCATGCTGACGGTAATAGCGATGCGAATACAAGACAATTATTATTTGACTTTCAGTACGACCAAACAAACTTTGAGGTAGTATCAATTAATCATACAGGAACAGGAGGAAATGGTGGAGTACTTCCTGCCGGTTCAAATGTACAATTATCATGGCAAAATTATCCAGGATATTCGTGGGCAGGAAATACTACTAACACTAACGGTACAACAAGATATACAACTAATGCAAGTTATGCTTACAACGCTACAGGACCTAACGCAATTCTTAGAGCAACTTTAACATGGGCAACAAATTCAGCAATGCCGTTTAATGGTTATTCACAAATGATAATTGTGAGATTTAGATTAAAGGCAGCATCTACAGCAAATTCATTTAACCCTGTTAGATTAAACTTTGTTGCAGGATGGAATGGTCAAGGAGTTGGAGTTCCAACACTTATGGATACTCCATTATCGACTGAGGTTATAATGAACCAAAACACTGGTAAACTTGTAACCGCTAAAGTTGATATTAGTTCTAATTTGTTTGCTTTATCAGATATTAAAGTTTCCTTCAGAGATACTCTTAGTGGTGTCGGACAATTGTTTAATGTTTTATCTAATGGTAACGTTGACATCAATCAATCATTGTTAGCTGAAAACAAAGTTTATGAAGTGTCTGTAATGCATAGTATAGATAAAACATATGCGATATACAACGGAGCAATCACAATCTCAGATTTTACCACAGCACAAAGTGAATTTACATCAATGGGTTTAGATGGTAGTAATGGACAAATATTAAAAACAGGTCAATCATTATACGCTGCGGATGTTAATAGAAATAAAATTATAGATGGTGGTGATTTACCAAGACTATTAGGACAAGTTGTTGGAATAGATACACTTGTAACTATCCCAACAGGATATGCTATGGGTAGTAATGGGTTTATGAGTTTACCTACTTGGAGGTCAACAGATGCGACAACAATTGGTGGACAAGTTGAGTGGTGTGTTGTTAATGTTAATGGATATGGTCAGAACATTTCCAAAGTTAGTGTGGATTTGAGAGAATATAATGGAACTAACATTCTACCTGAAAATATTACAAGTTTACAATTATTTGATTTATACACAGGTTCTGTTGAGTTTGTGAGCAAGGACGGTTCATGGGCATATTACAAAATACCTTCAGGAATTTCTAACATATCATCAACAACATTTGCACCATATGTTAGAAATATGGGTAATAATGAATATGGTGTTAGAGCGGAATTTACATTTAATAATAGTCCTTCTAATTCTTGGGGTTCAATAACATCTTCTAATTGGAAGAATATAACATATCCTAAAACATATGTTAAAACAGGAGTATTAGGAACAAACGAAATTGTTGATTTAAAATACCTTTTGTGGGCTGATGTGAATCGTTCACACTCTTCACAAGTTGTTACTAGTTCGAACGGTACTAGTACTGTTCAAACAAATGCTGTTAATAGCTTAATGACTAATACGGCATTTATAACTATGTCAACACAGGCAGCATCGTTTATTAATACACCGAATGATGTTTCATCAATTGATGTTAATTTATCAAACATAACTGTGACATCAAATAATGTTGAAATACCTGTATCACTCAATACTAATGGTATTTCTGTTGGAGGATTACAATTTGAATTTCAATACGACCCATCAAAAATTAAATTTGAAGAGTTAAAATCAGAGGTTCCAAATTCTTGGTATGTTTTTGTTAATTCAAAAGACGGTAAAGTTAAGTTCGGTGGAATTGACCAAAATAATAAACCAATAAACGGAACTAATATACCATTCAAAGTAAGATTTTCAACAATAGGAAGTGGGGTTGACATTTTAACCTCAGTTAAAGTTTCTCCAACAATGGATGCTAGTGATTCTAAAGGAGTTCAGTTAGGAATCAATTTAAATTCAACACAAATAAAATTAACAGGATATAAAAATTTTTAATTATGAAGAGAATAGACAGAATTTTAGGTTTAGGGTTTTTAATTACCCTTTTAGCTGTGAGTTGTAGAAAGGTGGATTTACCTCAACCGCAAGTTATTGACTTGGGTGCTACATCAACATCAACGGCAATTAAATCGATTACCCAAACAGGTAACATTGTAACCGCTGAATTTGAAACAACAGTGGGTGCAAAATATTCAGTACAAATAATACCTTTTGGAAGTGAAATACCATCAAAAAAAGAAGGGTTTACCGCAACTGAAGGTATTACAAAAAAAGTGTACGATTTATCAGAGTTATCAAAAAAAGACTATGACTTGGTGTTCATAGACATCAGCGGTAAGGAAGTAAAATATCCAATCGTAATAAAATAAAAATAAAAAAATAAAAAAATGTCAGAAGAAGAAAAATCAGAAAGTACCGGTGGATCAATGAAAAACATAATCATCGGATTTATTTCAACTATCACATTAGGTGTAGGTGGTTGGATAACAACTAAATTAACAGGTGGTGAAGAAGAAAAACCTGCAGTACAACAAGCTGCTCCTGTGATCAACATTACAAACTCTAATCAACAAGCAGCAGGTAAGACTGTGATTGTTAATGGAGGTGGAGGTAATGGTTCTAAACCAACAACTCCAGCACCAGCACCTAAACCAAAACCTAAAGAAGGCGACGAATTCAAAGAAGAAGCTCCAAAATGGTAAATAATATGCAAGAGAATACAGGATTTAAAGAACTATTAAATAAGATGATGTCAAGAAGGTGGTATATCACTGCCATGGTTCTTGGAGGTTTTATCTTAATTATGGCTGGAATATTCGTGGCTGTTTTAGGTCAATCACCAATTGCGGGAGAATGGAAAGAACTTCTAATGTTGTTATTAGGCGCTTTCATTGGTTCTTATGGTAAAATTATTGACTACTGGTTCAGTGATACAGATAAAGATAAGATGTTAGTTCAAAAAATGGATGAAGAGGATGGAATATCATTATCAGACACTGGTGCTGGCGGACCTAAACCCCCATTACCAAGTAATATAGATACCCCTCAAGTCGAAGTTGAAATTGACGAAGATGGTGATGGTATAATGGATGGAATCGATAACGATGGTGATGGTATTATTGATGAATACTTTGACCATAGAAACTGTCAACACGTTTGGGGTGACCAAGACGGTGACGGTGATGAAGAGTGTTTGATTTGTGGTAAAATCAAAGACATAGAATAAACTAAAATAAAAATAATTTTATGACAATATCATTAGATAAAATCAAAGAACAGGTTGGATTAGGAATAATAAGATTGGCTTTAGCATGGGCTATGTTCGCATTAAGTTTTCAAATCTTTATGTTTGTTACCCATTTTACTAACCCTGAGTTAACAACAAAAGTGGGTAACTACCTTACTTGGAAATTCGATGGTACATTTAAAAATGACCCAGATAACATTTGGTACGAAGGACCTAAAAAATAATTAAACTATGAAAAAAGTAATTTTTCTCTTAGGATCTGCATTACTATGCTCGTCATCATATTCTCAAACAATAGGTAAAACTAAGACTGAGGATTATAAGGCGTCATTTGAAATCAAAAAAGATATTACACAATTCTTAGATTACGATGGTCCAAAAAAGAACATCCAATTATTGAAGTGTGGTATTAACGATGAGATGTATGAAATGTATCCTGAACTAAAAGAAAAAAGAGTTGGTTTGGGTGTTACAAACATCGTATTAGAATATCTCGATAATTTAAACCGTTTTGAATTTACTGAAGATAAAACAGAAATTAAAAACAGAATGGTAAAACAATTCCAAGCTTCTCAAGCTGGAATATCAGAAAACAAATTAGACGGTAGAGGTAAAATTAAATTAGCACATTATTTCGTAGAAATTGAGTGTTATGACTACTCCGTTAGTGAAGATGAAACAGTGAACTTGAAAGATGGGGTTAAGAATATGTTAGTGACTCGTATCGGTTTACAAGTTAGATTCACAAATGCGGAGACAGGAGCAATCATTGCAGCATCTGGATTAGGTGAGGCAAAAACCACAAGAGAGTTAACTTTCTTGTCTGATGCAACTGTTGATCCCGTTAAATTTAATCAATCCACAATAAGCATCTCAACAAAGAAAGCTTTAGATATTGCGTGTGCTAATATCTTAGACAAGATGGTTAAAAAAGGAATATTCACTAAATAATGAAAAAATGGATCGGTGTATGTTTGTTTTTACTCTTTTTTCTGAAAGGTTCAGGACAAGTTGTAACGCAAACATACATAGACCCATGTGATTTAAAAACCTATGTCGTTACAATACCGATAACAAATAATAATGGCGTTGTAGTTATTATTAGAGGTAAATCCAAGGTATTCACTTACGCACAATTTACAAGTGGCGAAGTTGACCAATGGATAAAAAGTATATTTGCAGCTCCATGTCCATCAAGTTTAGTAGTTCAACAAACAGTAACAGCCGCAGTATCTCAGGCGGCATCAGCGGCAGCAAGTTCGGCCGCATCGTCAGCAGCAAGTTCATCAGCATCTGCGGCCGCGAGTTCAAGTGCGAGTGGAGCGGCATCGACATCATCACAATCATCATCAACTTCATCGTCCTCACAATCTTCTTCCCAATCGTCATCGTCATCTGGGGAATCGTCCTCATCAGAGAGCAGTTCAGGTGGATCAAACGAAAGTTCGTCAGAATCAAAATCGGAAAGTAAGAGCGAAGAAAAAAAGGAAGAGAAGAAAGAAGAAAAGAAAAAAGAAGAAAAGAAAAAGTCTGTTGCCGCTAACCCAATGTTAGTCGCTTCTGACCTAACAACAGCTCAAGGACCTGACTTCAAATACAATGCGATAGTATCTTTTGGTGTAAGTAAATCGTCAATGGCTGGGAACGAGAGCTGGGGGGCAACAGCACTAATATGGAGCACTTTAAGACAATTTGCTCTTAGTGGAGGATATACTAAAATGGACTTTAATAAAGGACAACTTAATGCAATCCACTCATACTCCATAACAGGAGCATATTTGGAAGGAAATTATATGAGCCTTGTTGGTTACACCTATATCAAACCACACCCTAAATTTGGTACCTACGGGTATAATTTAGGAGCCATAACTTTATTGTTAAAAGACACTAAAATAATAAACAGTAAAACAGGCGAGACAAAAGAAATATTCAATACGTCTTTCTCAACCTCAGTGGTTACGTTTTGGACAAAACCATATCCTATTGATCAAAAGATTACCCTATCCCCACAGGTATTCTTAATGAATTCACCAATAAGTTGGAATTCAAAAACAGGAGAAACAACGGTTGACAGACAATTTGGATTTTTAGCTGGATCGTCATTTGACTATAAAATAAGTAAGAGATTTGGATTTAGTTTTAACTACAAACTCTCAGGTTCAACTCTAAAAGGAGCACCATTACTTAGTAATTTCTTGATAGGTTCAAGAGTAATGCTTTAACACTATGAAAAAGATATTAGATGTAAGACATTTTATAATTTTGGGTTTGATAATAACATTAGTTCTATTACAATCAGACAACAAACCAAAAATAAAAGAAGTAATTAGAGAAGTTCCATCGGAACCAATTCATGATACAATACCTGTCGAAATAGAAGTCGAAGTACCATATGCTGTAAAAGGAGATGATATCTATCATGATACAACAATATACGTCCCAACATATGTATCAGTTGATACCGCAGCAATCCTACAAAATTATTATGTTACCAACTCATTTATCGACACAATAAAGTTGAATAATAACCAAGGGTTCGTATATTTGAATCAGACCGTATCTGAAAATAAAATTGCGTCAAGAAAATGGTCATCAACAGTTAAACCTAAAATAGTAAGAGAACCTGCACCTGAACCACCACCAATCAAAAACCAAGTATTCTTAGGTATTAACGGAGCAATAAGTAAAGAAGATTGGGTGAACTCATTAGGAATGGGAGTTATACTTAAAACAAAAAAAGACCATTTATTCCAAATTGGGGCGGGAGTGGCGAATAGAACAGTAGACGGAATTTCAGGTGAATTTAGACCTTATATTAACGGTGGGGTTTATTGGAAGATTAAATTGAAATAGAAAAATATTTATAATAAAACAATACCTATGAAAAACTTAATTTTGGTTTTCGCAATGGTTCCCATGTTAGCAATCGGACAAGTCTCCAATTGGAGAACTAACCCACCTCAACAACAACAATCAACACCACAAAGATCAACACCATCAGTACAACCATCAACACCACAAAGAAACGATGTGAGTAGTTGGAGAAATGATCCACCAAGAAATAGACAACCACAAACAAGACCAGGTTCAAATATAGTAATCAGAGACCCATATTGGAATAACTATGGATTAGGATGGAACAACTGGGGATGGAATAGATGGGATATGTGGGGAGCACCTAATTTTGGTTGGAACTTTTGGCAACCATCATTTTATTGGAATGATTGGGGTTATAGACAACCTGCAAGAATTTATATTTATGATAATGGTAAAAGAGATACCATCAGAGGTAAAAAACCTGTCATTAGTTTTGGTATACAGAGAACAACAGACAAACAAGTTGGTGGATTCTTTACAATAGGTAATAAAGGATATTTCATAACAGAATATAATGCAAGTATTGAAAGAGATAATTCAACATTCTTTCCTTTTGGGAATGTGACACAAGTTGACTTTCCACTTGTGAATGATTTAGTTCAAAGACAAAGTTTTTATATTGGTGCGGGAAAAAGAATTAAAAGAACAGGTATTCATGTGATGATTGGAACCGTAAGTGAAGACGTTAAATGGAGAGGTAAAGATGATCTCGGATACATAACATTCCCAAAATATTTGGATAGATTTACAACAATAAAAATAGGTGCTTTACATGATTACAAGAATTTTACATTAAAAATGGACTATGATCCCATAATTAATAATGGAACTTTTGGTTTGGGAGTAAATTTTTAACTATTTAATTATATGATAGACTTAAAAAAAATTATAAAAGAAGTTTTAGAAGAATATTTGGAACCAACACTAATTCTAAAAGAGAATATTGAGGTTTCTGAATCTTTACAATATCACATCGATAATAATATGACATTAACAAATAATGTTTTTAGAATGTATTCTGAAAAGTATTTTGATTTAGTTAATGAAGTAAGAGATTTATTTAAAGAAGGTAAAATTGATCTTAATGAAGAGGATAGATTGATGGTTGAATCTGACTTAGGAATTAAAGTTAAAGTTGGTAGAGAATATTTTTATTTAGATGCACCATATGTGTTAGAAGTAGAAACAGATGAAGACATTATAGAAGAAGCAAAACACCACGGTAAAAATGTTAACCTTGGTAAACCATTTAGAACTCCAGGAGGTCCTAAGAAATTTGCGGTTTACGTTAAAAGTAAATCAGGAGGAATTAAAAAAGTTACTTTTGGTGATCCAAAGTTGAGGGTTAAAAACGCAAATAAAGGAGCCGCTAAATCGTTTAGAGCTCGTCATAAATGTTCTGAAAAGAAAGACAGAACAACTGCGGGATATTGGTCATGTAATGTTGGTAGATATGCAAAACAATTAGGCCTTTCTTCTTCAAATTCTTGGTAATGGATACAAATAAAATTGAAAAATACTTACAAGCTTATATTGATAATGTAATCGTTCCTAAGGCAAATAAAGAACTTGCATCTGAGGAAAACGATGAACCAATTAAAATGAAAGTTTTTCAAGTTTTAAAAGGGAGTTATCAACCACCAATATATCACGTTTTTATTGACATGGAACCAAATTGGCAAGGAAGTTACACTAAAAAAATAGAGGGGGATGTTATAGACTTTATGAAAATTCTTTCTATTCCTTATCGTATAAAGATATATTGGAATAAAAGACCTTCATTCAAAGATCCAAAAAAATAATATGGATTTTCCATTTCAGCAAGAAAATATCGATGGTAAAATAATAAGAACTTTCTCACCTGAGGTAGATAATGATGAATTAAAATGGCATCAAGATTTGAATGATAGGAAAATTACCGTAATTGAAGACGGTGGATGGTCATTTCAAATGGAAGATGATTTGCCAAACAAATTATCGAGTGCCGAACAATTTTATATTCCGAAATTTGTTTGGCATAGAGTTATTAAAGGAGAAGGAACCCTAATTGTTGAAATACAAGAATATTAATATGTCATACTTAGTTGCCAATATACCTCCAATTGAGGTTTTAATCGATAAAAGATTCTTATATGATTTTCAAAAAGATGAGAAAGGTAATTTTCTTGGTGAAGGAGAATGGGAAAAAGGTCATTGGGTTACTGTTAAAAGTATTCCCAACCAAGCGTTGTTGTTCGAGACATATGTAGATAAATTCTCAGCAGTTTACGACAAATTACCAATACATGCCTTTAGATGGAGAGAATTGGTAACAGGAGACACAGTTTATCCATTAGATTTTTTACAACTTTGGGATTGTTTATCTTATAATATAAGTGTTATTCAAAAAAGAGTTTTAAAGAAAACAGAAACTTTAACAACTTTAAAAGATCAAACTGTTGTTGAAGGTGAATACCTTTTTACAATCGATACCGCAAGTTCAGATCCAAACGAATTAGATATTGGATGGTCAGAGACTCCAAATGAACATAAATGTTATAACATTTCCAAAATTAATAATGGTCAATTCGTAGCCCAACCAAACAACCGAACTAAATGGTTTCAACCGTCAAGGTCAGGAAGTTTGGACGAGATTCCATACTTTAGATATTCAACCAAAACATGGACTTGTGAAGGATTTACAAAATGGAGATCATCAGATACTGATTGGACTTATTAAGCTCTCATTGTCGGAACATGAGTAATTTCAGGTCTTAATTCTCTGAATCGTCCATTAACTTCAGCAGGTTCTGGTAACATCTCACTAAGTAATTCACTTAACGTATTCATTTCTCTTTGATAATTAGGTGTGGGATACTCTGGTTGTTCCATCGCTTGTTCATCAAGTGGAATTGTTTCATCTGGTCCTATATCTTCATTAACAAATTCAACTCTCATTTTTTCATATTCTTGAATACACTCCTTGTGAACTTGTTCTTGAATTTCATCGGAAGATAGATTTTTATTTGTTGATTCTGACTTGAAAATTCTTCTAACAATAGGAAATAAATAATCATCAGCATCAACATCCAAGTAATCAACTCTGTTATCTTCAGAATTCCAAAAAGAAAATTCGTCACTACCTAATAATCCTTTATATCCTGCGAATTTGTAACCTGTTTTTTTGTTTATGAAATAAACCAAGATACCTTGTCTCCAATACTTTTCGAAATAGTTTTTTTCTTTTTGATATGTTGTACACCATCTTGTTGATGATCCATATTTTGCTGAGGCTGAGAATGTTAGAGGTCTTAATATAACCCACTTTTCATCTTCAAACTCTTTAATTACTTGACCCTCAAGATCTTTAGTTAGTTCTTTCATAGACGCCAAGGTTATTGCACCTCTAATACTTTCAATATCTTTGTATGATGTTACATCAGTATTTTCAATTTGACCCTTATCCATATATCTTATAAACTCATTTAAAGTTTGAAATGTATCAATAGGAATATGTTCTGAAACGTAATTCTGAAGGTAGTACATTTCGTTATTTGTGAGGTCATTAGTTGAAATCCCTTTATTCATTAATCCGGCTTGAGTTTCTAACATTAGTTGCGCCAAGTCATTTTTATGATAGTGTTCTGAAGGTTTGTATCTCTTACCAAAAATTTTACACATAAGTGGAAGATACTTGTAGGTTTTGGAAGTATCTAATCTTGTCATCATATCGAATACGGTCATATTCAATTCAGGATATTGATTCTTTAGTTCATCTAAACGAGACATATTAATAGTTTTTTTAAAAATATAAGAAAAATAAAAGTATGAGTCAAAAAAAGGTCTAATTATTTAAACCACATTATAAAGGCCTTTCGATAACCTGAAGTGACAGGCATTACACCATGAACATGGGATTCATCACAATGAAAACCTACAATCTTTTTTGACTTTGGGGTTACGAGAATGTCTAAAGTTGGAAAATGTGTTTCTCCACCTACGATGTCATCATTCAAATAAAGTACGGTGGTAAAAACTCTCCAAGGACAATAGTTATCAACCCATGTGCCATCATAATGTGAAAAATTATCGTGATGATGATCGGGTGTTCCTAATGATCTTGAGTCAGGATTTTCGGGCCATACAGAATCGGCGTGATAATCAAATCCTTTCGTTTGGTATGCGAAACCAATATAATCTATCCCCCAATTTCTAACCTCAACGGTTTCATTTAAGAAATCAATTTGTTTTTGAATTAATTGTCTATAAAATAATGTGGATAATTTCGGATCATTAACACCAATGTTAATCCAATGATAAAATGGTTCTGGACCGAACTCAAGATCTTTAATGTTATTATCAATCTCACTCAACAAGAAGTCTCGTTCGTAGTCGGATATAAAATTTTGTTTTTGTACTACCATAATTTTGCTGTAAGAGAAGGAGTCGAACCTTCAAGAGGAGATTTGAAAAGTAACACAATGCTTGCAAGCTGGTGGTCAACCCCATATTACTTTTCTATTTCTTAACCCCCGCCCACGAGACGAGTGGGTGTGTTTGCCAAAGTCATAACAGAGACAACTTAATTTCACCACCTTACAATGTGCGGAGAGAGTAGGATTCGAACCCACGGACCTGTTACAGTCTACAGTTTTCAAGACTGTCGCGATAGACCAACTCTGCCATCTCTCCAATATTTTCAAAGATACTAAATTAAATATACAAATCAAAAGGTATTTATAAATGATGAACGAAATAGATTTCCCTATAGAAAGGATTAACAAATTTTTTGATGGTCATGTTTTTGAGGTTTACACTCAACCTACTCATGATCAAGATTTTACCATGCCAACAAATATTAAGGTAAAGTTGACTGGTGTTAAGGAATATCTTTCTGTTGGTGAAAAAACACCTCATATTCAATATACCATGTATATCTTACCAACAAACAAAAAGTCTGATACTTTGAATAAGATTTATTCTGACATTTATGGTAAAGAAGCCGATATTAACACCACAAGTACTGAATATTCCAATTTAAGATGGGTTATGGATAGAAAATTGTCTGAATTTTTAAGATATTTTGCGGTTAACAGACCAGCTATATGTACAAAAGTGATAAATAATGTGAATAATGATCAAATTAATGAATCACTATTACTTGAGGGTAAATTTGATTATATTACAAGAGAACTTATTAAAGATATAGTTAAAATCTACAAGTCACAAAGAACAGGGGAATTTCAATTACCTGAAGATTTGTATAGTAACAGAGAAGTTTATACTTTTAAAGGTATTGAGAATCCATTTTCAATTGGATTAGATTTATCTGTTAGTGAGGATGTTGAGGACTTTGATATTGATGCCGATTACTATAGAGACGAAGATTTAATATTAGTTACAATAATTTCTAACCCAAATCCTGGATATAACAATATCCAAAAAATTATTGGTGAATTGAATGAGACTATTAGACATGAATTAGAACATATTAGACAATACGAACAAGGATATAAATTTCCAAAAGAACCAAAAGATCCTGTAAAATATTATACCCAACAACATGAACTGGAAGCTCAACTTGCTGGTTTCAAAAGAAGGGCAAAACAAGAAGGTAAAGATCTTGAAACTATTATAAGAGATTGGTTTAAAAGAAATCAGAACAAACACGGTTTAGAACCAAAACAAATTGAAAAAATAATACAACAAATTATTAAAAACTCATGAGCTCAGAATTAAAATTAATTCGTAGGGTATTGTTTGGAAATTCTTTTAATAAGGATGGATATGAATATCGTTTTTTATCGATAGATCTTGACCAAAAAGGGTGGGCTTATGATATTGTTGTGGATGTTACCTTACCTAAAAAAGGTCAATCATATGCAACTCCTGTTTTTAGTGGACATATTCATGATATTCTTAGTAATATTTGGAAATACATTGGGACCTCATTCTCATATTCTGAAAAAATATTAGTTGACGGTAAAGAACCTGTTAATAGAGGTCTTTTTATTAGTACAGAAAAACAAAGAGAGGTTTTAGTTGCAATGAGAAATGAACTTAAAGAAGTAACTATATGGACAGCCATTGGTAACTTGACTTTTGATGTATATTGGAAACCTGCAGAAAATTTTTATGCGTTAGATGATGTATACATTGATTTTGATTTTAACATTGAAATTAAAGAATTTATGTTAGATAGTCATTATGTGGTACCTAATTTAGATATTGCGGATGATGTTTCTGGTGCTATTTTGAATGTAATGTATGATTCTGATTCACTTAGAGAAGAAATGAATAATGTGGTCTATGATGTAATGAGTAATGAAATTGATATTACCGGTATTGATGATTTATATTATCAAGTAAGATTCTATATCACTAAAATTGATGGGTTTGAAGTTAGTGCAAAGTGGGGTAATCACTATGACTTGGAAGACGGAATGTTTCTTTAATCAGTTTTTTGGAATTTGACTGCTAATTTTTTAAGTAGAGTTCTTAATAAAGAGCCTGTAAGTAGAACAACACCCGAAGCCACCAATCTTTTTCCAATTAATACTAATATTTCTTGAGTATTATTTGCACCTAAAATTAAATTATAAAGATCGTCTAATATTGGTATAATAAAGGCATATGACATTGTGTTAATCATATTACCCGTGCTAATTCCAATAGAAGATAAAAATCTTATGAAAACAGATTTAAATTGATCTGCTTTATTTTTAATTTCATTAAATTCAGATACTAATCCTTTTTCTTTGATCTTTTTGTATAACGATTTGATTTTAGTTT